CGCGCTCAGCGTGGACTGATGTTCAGACGCCCATGCAGGCGCACCGGATACGGCCAGACAAATGGCAGCGGACAAAATTGCTGCACAAACTTTACGCATAATTACCTCTCGCTTTTCTGCAATAAAAAAGGCGTCATTCCTGACGCCCTTTATTGGGGTTATAAATATTTCAACGAATACTGATGCCGGAAGCGGCTTTTTTGGTCACAATCACCGTACAGTCGGTGATATTGCCTGCCCCCTGATTGCCTTTCTGGAAAATCTTAAACTCCAGAGTGACGCTTCCCCTGCCACTCGGCATATCAATAACTGCACTGTAACTACCGGGAATGGCCCCTTTAGTTTCTCTGGATGCGATTAATACGCCGTTTTTGCGAACTTCAAAACCATAACCCGTGTATCTTGTACCTCCCGGGTTATTACCACTTCCCGGATCGCTATACGCTATTCCGTTAAAGATAATGGGCGGAATAATGATTTGACGGTCAAAGTTATGATCATCGCTGATGGTGACTGTAACCGTCCCGTTTGGTGTTTCCGTATTACCCCACGTACCAGCCTGTTTCGGGAATGATTTGGATACAGCTTTAACGAAGTCACCTCTGACCTGAGTCGCCTCCAGCATGCCCTTAATCGTACAGTTTTCATTTACCGTGACATTGTTGAGCGTCCCGGCGTTCGCATTCACACTGCCACTGATATCGGCATTTTTCGCCGTCAGCCGCCCGTCCGGTGTCAGGGAAAATACCGGAGGATTACCGCCGCTGGTAATGGTGGGAGCCGTCAGGCGTTTCAGGAACACTTCGTTCATGAATATCTGATCGCCCTGCCCAACAAACATCGGCTTTGTGTTGCCATTCGCAGGATTAATCATCGCAATCCTGTCTGCCGCCAGCAGCACCTGACTCTGCATGCCGTCAGGGGTGTTCTCAATACCGGCACCAATACCCGCGATATAAAGGCGTCCGTCCTGCATCTGCTGCAGCTTCACAGCCCACATGCTGTTCAGGTTATTATTTGTATCAACCTGAACCTTCTGTATCTGCTGAATTGCCGCACTCTGGTCTTCCAGTTTCTTATTGACGGTCTGCGTGATTTCATTGCTGACATCCGTAATGGACGTCCTGATTTCAGCCAGGTCAGGCGCAAGCTGACCGTTATCAATCTGCGTCCACAGCTCCTGAGCCAGATGGGTTTTCCCTATCTCGCCTTTGAAAAAATCCAGATAACCGGATGCATCATCACTCGGCTGACCAACAGCCTCCACGAATGCCGATTTGCCAACGGTGTTCACACTGCGGATATAAAAGTAATAATCATGGCCCGGTTTGATATTGATACTGGCGGCTATCCAGTACAGCGCCGTGCCAAGATAGCGTGCTGTGGTTTCAACCTGCCTGATATCCGCAATCCGCTTTTCCGAGAACCAGAACTCAAACTGTACCGTCGGGTCATAAACGGCAAGATGCGGCGTGGCGGTTATCTGAAAATAGCCCGGCGTCAGCTCAATCCTCGACGGTGCTGCCGGTGCGGCAATCCGGAACGATACCGACGCCGGATCGCCCTGCTGTCCCCAGGCATTTGCCGCCCGGACTGTCAGCCTGTAGTTTCCCAGCGCCAGCTGCGTGAAGCGGTATGTGGTTTCCGTCGTCCGGGCCGTGCTGACCAGCCGCTCACTGCCGTCATCCGCTGCCACGGTCAGGCGAAGCATAAAGCTCACACCCTTCACCACCTTCGGCGTGTCCCAGCGCGCCAGCACCTGGTATTCACCGCTGTCTGCGGTGACTTCTGCGGTCAGGTGCTGCACTGCTGGCGGCGTGACACCGTTTACCGTTCCGCTCTGGTCGCCGTCAAAGTGCGCCCCGTTATCCACGATGGCTTCTTTCTCCGGTACATGCTGCACGGCAGTGATGGCATACGTGCCGTCATCGTTCTCACGGATACTCACACAGCGGAACAGGCGCTGGCGCAACGTCGGCAGCTTCAGCCCCCATATGCTGTATCCGGCAACGCCGTCAGGAACCCGGTTCACTTTCACCTTAAGTCCGTCGGTGACGGACTGAACCTCCACGCTGGCCGGATTGCCACTTCCGTCAACCAGGCTTATCAGCGTGGTGCCGGAGGATGGCAGCGTGATTTCACGGTCGAGCGTCAGCGTCCGGGTCCGGCTGTTCACCGCCAGCACGCGCCCACCGGTGCTGATACCGGCATAGTCATCATCGCAGATTTCAATAACATCACCCGGTACATGGCGAAGCCCTTCTGCGCCCACGCTGAAGTCCACGGTCTGCGTTTCCAGCAGTTCTGTTTTAATCAGCCACAGCCCGGCGCGGTGCGCCTGCCCCCGGCTGGTACAGCCAAAGGCATCCATTTTCGTGACGTTACGACCGTAACGGGCAATGGCCTGCGTGTCCTCCACAAGCTCTGTCGCCGTCTCCCAGCCGTTATCCGGGTCAATCCAGTTCACCTCAACGGCATTATGGCGGTCCTTCAGGGCGCTGAAGCTGTAGCGGAACGGCGCGCCATCATCCGGCATCACCACATTACTGCGGTTATAGGTCCACACCTTATCTGATGGTCGGTCCTGCACGAACGTCAGCGTCTGCCCGTTCCATACCGGCATACAGCGCATCGCCGAGCAGAAATCACTGAGAACATCCCACACCTTACGCTGTGTGGTCAGCCAGGCATTACAGGTGATGCGCGGCTCCGTGCCGCCAAAACCGTCCGGCACCGACTGGTCGCAACACTGGCCGATGACATACAGCGCCCATTTATCCACATCTTCCGCACCAAGACGTTTACCCATGCCGTAGCGCGGGTGGGTCAGCATATCCCACAGACACCAGGCCATGTTGTTGCTG